ATATACAAAAAATGCTTGGGAAAAAAGATGTCTGGCTTTTTAGAATAGTTAATTTTTGGAAAAGCAGAAAGATGGTAAGAATTGATGGGAAGTGGGCATATGAAGAAAATATAAGGTTATTTAGATATCAAAAGAGCGAATCACAAAGCTTTTATCCGAAACCAATACATTGCGGTTCAGCTCCGAAATATGCCTATCAAAAATTACATAGAGAACTTAATTTATCACCATTCTTTTTGTATCATTTTGGGTATTTAAACAAGAAAGATATTGATGATAAAATTGAAAGATATAAAAGGGCAGATCCTTATGGACTTTATAAAAATTCAGAATATTATAAAAGCTTAAAAAATGAAGGCGAGATAATAAAGTTTAATAAGAAAAAAATAAAACAATTATATCCTGAAAAACATTCATTCTAATTTTTATGGTACAACAATATAATTTAACAACAAAAGACAAGGTTAAGGCTCATCTTGGGATTACTGGCAATGATTATAATGATTTATTGGACAATTTATGTAATCAAATAACGGCTTTTATTGAAAAGGTTTGCGGGAATAGGCGGTTCAAAGAAACAACTTATACTAATGAAATTTATGATGGCGATTCTTTTAGAAATTATTTACAATTGAAGCAATATCCAATTATTGAATTAATTAAGATAGAGTATAAAGAAAACGATGTATGGAAAGAATATAATCCGCGCGATTATGAAAAATATGAGAGTATGATTTATTTTTACTATCCGCAACCGGGCAAGAAAAATATCAGGATTTCTTATAAAGCAGGGTATAAGGATATTCCTTATGATTTAGAAATGCTGGCAACGAAATTAGTGGCGAGGATATTTGAGAAAAGAAAAGCTGAAGGATTAAAATCTGAAAGTTTGGGTGAAGCGAGGGTTGATTTTGACGAATTTTTGAAAGAAGAGGATAAATTGATTTTAAAAAATTATCAAAGATTATAATGGAATTCTTTTTTACAAAATCTATTGCTGTTGAAAGATTAATCTCTGGATCAGGCGCGAATAAAAACAAAGAGGAATACCAATCTAATGGGACAATTTATGGTACTATTTTGGCTATGTCGCCGGCTGATACAATGTTAAGTGAGGATAATCCAGCGAAAGAAGCAGTATTATATACTTATATTGATTCTGATTTAAAAGAAACTGATCGGTTGACTTGTGAAGGGGAAAAGTATATTGTTAAAGGGGTGGTGAAAAAAGAATTGCAGTCAATTAATCTAAAAAAAGCAATAGTAGAAAAAATGATTTCTTAATATGGCATTTGAAATTGAAATTGAGGGATTAGATAAATTACAAGAGGCTTTTGAGAAATCACCGGAAATTGTTAGAAAGGAATTAGAAAAGACAACGAAAAATGCGGGTATGAAAATCCAAAAAACAGAAGTTGCAGAGGCGCCTCATAAAACTGGCAATTTACAACGATCAATTAAGTGGACTTATGTGCCAATTGTTAGTAAAATTGTGCCGATGGCTGATTATGCCTTGCCGGTTCACGAGGGGTCAAAACCTCATACGATTTTGCCTGTTAGGGCGAGGGCGTTATATTGGAAGGGGGCCCCGCATCCAGTTATGAGGGTTATGCATCCGGGGACGAAAGGGAATCCATTTGTTGCCAGGACGGTTCAAAAGGTTGAAAAAGAAGTGCAGAGATTATTTGATGATGCCTTAAAAAATGTAATTAACGAACTATCAAAATGACAGATTATTTTATCCAAGTAAAAAATAAAATTGTTGAAAAACTTCAAAGCATTTCAGAATTGAAGTATGTTTATAAATACAAAAAAGGGGAATTAGGCGGTTATCCTTGTGCCACTGTTTATAATTCAGAATATAATCCAGAATGGGCTGATACAAGCAATGACAAAGATGTTTATATTTTCGTTATCCATATTTATCACGAAATTCCGCTTAAAGGCGAGGAAACAGCGGATCAAATAATTGACAAGGCTTGGCTGGCAGTAACGCAGGCATTTCAACAGGATTTTACTCTTGGGGGCTTGGTCAATAAATTAACTATTAAGGGCAGGAAAGGGGAAATTATAAGAGAGATACCCGATTTAGTTGCTGAAATAACTTTAACTTGTGAAAAATTAGTTTTTGTTAAATAATTTATATGGCAATTAAAAAATTCAAAAATAAAGCAGTTAAAAAATTTGAAAATAAAGAAGGGGGAAAAAGATATTTCTTCCCCAAATATGGGAAAACTGTTTTTGCTTCTTCATTGAAAGAGGCAAAAGAAATTATTAAAAAAATAATATAAAGGTTTTTTTGATATATTTTAACTTTATTAAAATGGGAAAAATAATTGGAAGATTACAAATGGTTGGCATTGCCAATGAAACTGAAAAAGGCGTTGGCGTGGAACCAATTTATTGGCTTTCGGTCGTTGATAAGGACTTAAATCCTATCGTGGAAACAAAAATCAAAGAGGGGTCATTTGGCAGAATTGAAACTGGATATGAGACAGAAATTGTTTCAAAGCATAATGAACCGAATTTTAGCGGGTTGGTTTTTGATAATTCATTTGGTTTATTGCTTTTAGCGGCATTGGGTGAGGTGGAATCAGAATTAAAAAGCGGGGAAACGGCAGTATATGAGCATACATTTTCAGTTAAAAATGATAATGACCATCCTTCATTGACGATTAGTTTTAGCGATGAGAATCTAAAAAAATGGGTTAAATATGCGATGTTAAGCAGTTTGACAATTGATGCTTCGGTTGATGATTATGTCAGATATAGTGCCGATTTTGTTGGCCGGTTTGAAGCGGATATGGAAGAAAGCTATCCTGGTTTTGGAGCGGTTTTTACTGAAGAGAATGTGTTTACATCAAGGTTTATTGAAATTAAAATTGCTGATAATATTGAAGGGTTGGCAACGGCGGACCCAATTAAGGCTCAAAAGATTAGTTTGGGAATAAAAAAGAATCCGATTGTTATTTATTCTTTTGGTTCGCCAGAGCCTTCGGAAATCCATAATGGGGATTTTGAGGTTGAAGGATCGTTAGACGTGGTAATGGATTTAAGTGAGGGACAGTATAGGGATTTTTTTGCTGGGAATAAAACAAAGGCAATGAGCATTACTCTTAAAAATACCGATATAACCATTGGGAATAGTTCTAATCCAGAAATAAAGATAATTCTGGCAAAGATAAAGTTTAATCCTTATAAAATGGATGCAAAACTTGGTGATATAATGAAGGAAACCGTTTCATTCAAAAGTTATTATTCTATTGCTGATACAAAGAGCATTGAAGCGGTGATAACAAATACGGTTGGTTCTTATATAGAAGAATAATTTTTTAGTTTTATGGACAAAAGAGAAACAAAAACTATTGAATTACCAAGTGGTTTTAATGTGGAAATTATTACTTATTGGACTTGGGGCGAAAGGCAGGAAATAACAAATATTATTTTGGACAAAATTAACATTAAGTTGGCCGGACAAACGCCGAGTGTTGATGAAATTCCTGCGGAAGTTGGGTTGAATTCTCAGAAAAAAACACTTGAATTGGCAGTTAAAAGAATTGTTGACAAAGACGGGAAAGAAATCCCGATAAAAGAAATTGTTAATCTTCCAGCCGAAGATGTTGATTTTCTTTTGGCAGAAATAGAAAAAATTTCAAATCCAGAGAATAAAAAAAAACTTTAGAAGATATCGGGAAGTGCTTGAAAGGCGGGGTTGGGATTACTCCGAGGATATTAATTGAGGAACGGCTATGTCAGCGTTATGGCTGTTTGCCTTCGCAATTAAGAAAAGAAAATACTGATGATATTGATTATTTTCTAAGGATTTTTGAAATTGACAAAGAAAATGAGGAAAGAGAACTTAAAAAATTAAAATAATATGAATGAGCGAGAATTAACAATAGCTTTAAAAGCAAAAGACGAAGCATCAAAAGTTGTTTCAGATTTTAATAAAAAAACTAAATCAGAATTTAAAAAAACTAAATCAGAATTTGATGCGGTTAGAAAAGCGGTTGGTACGGCGATGACCGTGGCAGGTGGGGCAATTACTGGATTTTTAGGAACATCTATTAAGGCAGCGGCAGCATCTGAAAAAGCTTGGGCAACGGTTGGACAGCAGGTACGATTAAGCGGATTAGATTTTGAGGACACAATGAAAAAAGCTCAGAATTTTGCAAGTGAAATGCAAAGCTTAACTGGTTATAGTGATGAATATGTGGGGGAATTAGTTGGGCGAGTTTTGCCGAATGTGAAAAATTTTGATGAAGCTGCGAAAATGGCAAAAATGGCGCTTGATATTGAATCTAGTGGTGTGGCCAGTGCGGAAATGGCGATTAAAGGACTTTCAGCTGCTAAAGAAGGGGATATTATGATGCTGAAAAGGTATGTTCCAGAATTAAGGGGAGTTGACGAAGAACTTTTAAAAGGTATGGATGCTGCGCAAAAATATGCATTTGCAACAGAAGCATTAGGAAGGCAATTTGGAGGAATAGCTGAGGAACAAGGGAAAACATTTGAAGGGCAATTGAATACATTAAAACAAACATTTGACGATTTACAGGAATTGATTGGGGATAAGGTTATACCAATTTTAAAAAGTTTATTAGATAAAATAAAACCAATTATTGATAAAATAATGGAGTGGATTGATAAAAATCCAGAATTGGCAGAAAAAATTGTTTTAGTAGCGGGGGCAGTTGGGGGGTTGATGCTTGTGCTTGGGCCTTTATTGTTAGCATTACCGGGTCTTATTAGTTTATTTACAATTTTAGCAGGGCCGATTGGTATAGTTTTTGCTGCTATTGGAGCGTTAGTAGCTATAGTTATTTATTTAGCAAAAACATTCAAAGAGTTTTCGGAATCGGTAAAAATAATCTGGAAAGAATTAGAGAAATTTTTGAAACCGATTATAGACAATATCATTGGGTTTTTTGAAAATTTAATTAAACCGATTGATAGGCTAATTGAGAAATTTACGAAATTATTTGATTTAGTTAAAAGTGTTTCTAAAAATATAGGGAGTTTTGTTAGCGGGGCAGTTGGAACGGTAAAAGGGGTGCTTGGGTTTCAAGAGGGGGGAATAGTCACTAAACCAACTTTAGCAATGATTGGAGAAGCAGGTCCGGAAGCGGTTATTCCTTTACGAAGCGGTTATACTTTTGGCAATATCAATGTATCAATTACAGGCAATACAATATCTTCGGAGCTTGATATGCGGGAATTGGCAAGAAAAGTCGGTGATGAAATAACCAAGAGAATAAAACTTAATATCAGAATTTAAAATGACTTTTCAAATCAAAATAAACAATATAGATAGAACGGCTGATATTCTAACGGACAATTTTGACATTGAGCAGATTTTAACAAAAGAAGTTGACACTGCAAGATTGCTTGTTAAACCAAATGGGTGGAAACCAGAAGTAGGACAGGAAATCGTTATTTATGATGATGGGGTGAAGATATTTGCCGGGGTGATACTTAGGATTACAGAAGAGGCGATTGCTTTTATTACTCAATATGCGTTAGAATGTACGGATTATACTCATTTGATGGACGGGAAACAAATAACAAAATCCTATGAAAACAAAACGGTAAATGAGATTATTAGCGATATTAAAACATATTTTTTGCCCCCTGAATTTACTATCAATAATGTTAATTGTGCGAAAAAAGTTAATTATATTGCTTTTAATTATGAATTCCCCTCAAAATGTTTTCAGCAATTAGCAGAACTTTTTAATTATGACTGGTATGTTGACTATGATAAGGATATCCATTTTTTCAGCAAAGAAGTAAACGTTGCGCCGTTTAATTTAGAGGATGATACAAATAAATATATTTATAATAGTTTGGAAATTGTTAGGGACACTTCGCAATTAAGAAATTCAATTATTGTTAGAGGCGGGGAATATCAGGGGAATCTTTATACTGAAAAACAAATAGCTGATGGGGCACAAACAACTTTTAATTTAGCTTATAAATATGCTAATATCGGGGTAAAGGTTAATGGAGTATCAAAAACTGTTGGTGCTGATTATCTTAGCAACCCAGAGGATTATGATTGTCTTTACAATTTTGAAATGAAGGTTATAATTTTTAGAGAGGACAATAAACCATTAGAGGGGCAAGAGGTGGAAATATCGGGTAATCCTTATGCCAGGGTAATCGTTAAAATCAAAGACAACATTTCTATTGCGAAATATGGCGAATATCAATTTTCAATTTATGACGAATCAATTAATTCAAAAGAAGGAGCAAGGGATCGGGCAAGGGCAGAATTAACTGCTTATACTGAAAAAATATCAGAAGGCAGATTTAAAACTTATGAGCCGGGTTTAAAAGTAGGACAAAAAATAAAAGTTATTAGCGAGAAAAGAGGGATTGATGAGGAATTTATTATTAATAGACTTCAAATATCTTTATTAACAACTTCGCAATTAGAATATAATGTTTCTTTAATAACCACCAGGACTTTTGATGCCATTGAAATGTTGCAAAAATTAATTGAAAAAGAAAAGAAACAAATCGTGATTAAGGGTGATGAAGTTCTTGAAACGATTGAGGATATTAATGAAAATTGTGAAATCCAGGAAGAGGTTGAAACGCGGGCTGGTAAAAATATAATTGATGATTTAGGAATTCAGGAATTAGTTAGAAAGGATCCGTGGTATCCAGTTTGTGTTTGGGCTTCTTATACTCCAACAGGAAACGACGATCTTAAAAGGCCTTTATGGTGGGATCGTGGCTGGTGGGAATAATAATAATTTTATGAGAAAAAAAACAGACAATAAAGCAATCAAAATAATAGGGGAAATTACGGCGAAAATTATAGATGCTGAAAACGGAAAAGTAAAAAGAATTTATCGGAATAAAAATACAATCCAGTTAGCTGGCAGAAATGTTATTGCCAGAAGGTTGGCTAATAATACAACTTATTCAGGGATTCTAAATTATGGAATTTTATGTACTGGAGGAACGCCTGCGGAATACTATCGGAAAGCTGTTTTTTCAGCGGCTTATGACGTTGCTGAGGCTAAGGCTTATATAACTTGGGTTTTTAGCAAAGATGAAGTCACTGGAACTTTTACGCAATGGCGGAATGTAATTGATGGAACAGCATCGTCAGGGACCGGGCAGGAATGGTCAAGGGTGAATGTTAATTGGGTAAAATCAGGTACAGAAATTTTAACCGTGGATTGCGTATATTCCGTAATAAGCGGTTGATACTATTTATATGGACTTAATAATTAGGGTAAAAGTTAATAATAAAGTTGATGCTTATCGTTTGGTCAATTCAATTAATTTTGACCACGAAGTGGTTAGCATTAATTTTGATGGCGAGGATTATGTTTTTGACAAAGTAAATCAGCCTAAATACCTTTTCAATGAAAAATATGTTGATGAAAAGGGCAAAGAAATTAAAGGCAATTTAATTTAATTTTATGGCAGAACCAACTTATAATTTTGTTGCGGGGCAAAATGCCAAAGCATCAGAGGTAAATCAAAACTTTATAGAAGCATTGAATGATTATAGAGATTTTGTTTATGGGGAAACAATTGCTGTCAATGATGCTTTATATTTAAAAAGCGATGGTAAAGTTTATAAAACTTCCGCTTCTTATAATGATGAAAGAATACACAATTTCGTTGGGTTTGCCAAAGAAGCAGGGACAAGTGGGCAAACAAAAAAGGTTCAGATTGCGGGAATTGTGAAAAATCTCAATGCTTTTACTTTATCAGATGTGGTTTCAGAAACATTAGATCAATCTCAAAGTGTAAGCATTGATACAAATAACTCAATTAAAGTTAAATCTGAATATCCATTACATCAGACATTTGCAACAGGGGATAATGTTGGGAATATAAGTAAATTAGAATTATATCTTAAAAGATGGAGTGCAACAGCGGATTTAGTAATAGAAATTTATAGGGTTGATGCTAATGGTCTTCCAACCGGTTCTCCTCTCTGGTCAATTAGTGTTCCGTATACTTCAATTTCAACATGGTGGGGATGGCATACATTTACAAGCGGGCTTCCCGTTGAATTAAATCCGAGAGAAACTTATGTTATAAAATTAAGTACCACAGACGCAGATGGTTATAGTTGGGCTAATAATGATTATGTTAGATTCCCAAATCCATATAAAAGGGGGTTTGAAAGACAAAGAATATGGGATGCTGCTCAAATGAACTTAGATGCTGCTTTTAAAACTTATTATACCGCAAGAAAATTTGGTTCTATCGGTAATAATCTTTATTTAGGGGATACAGCGGGAAGCATTAGTTTAGATGAAGGGACTTATAGAAAAAAAATTGGGAAATTATTAACAACCACAAGTTTATTAATTGAAACAAAAGAGACTGAAGATTTTGTTAGAATGTATGGAATTAATAGTGTTGTAGAAGATCAAGATAATTATTATCCTGCTGAAAGAAACGTCAGAAAAGTAATTGCAAGCTCTTCCTGGATTTCACATGAAATAATTTTAACAAAACTTGGCAAAGATAAGGGTGCTAATAATGTTTCGTGGGTTGGGAATGAAATAAGGGTATCTTCGGGCACTTATAAGGTTTACCTTTTTAGATAAAAAGAATAATTAATATATGGGACAAGAATTTAAAAATGGTGAAGCAAGGGAACAAATTGCATATTTAAACGGCGAACTTATTGGCATTAAAGGTGATATCAAAGAAATAAAAGATGATATCAAAGAGATAAGAGACAATGATATCAAGCATATTTATTATTGGGTTTTAGGGCTCGCCGGAGGGATTATCAGCGCTTCAATTTTATTAATCATTAATCTTTTTGTGAAATGAATTTACCATTCATTGAGCCAAAGAATAATAATAATATTAGCCAGTATTTTGGGGAGAATGGCAATATTTATAGTCGTTTTGGATTAAGGGGGCATAATGGATTAGATTTTGCCGTGCCAAAAGGAACGAAAATTTTGGCGATGGTTGATGGTTATGTTTGGCGGACTGGTAAAGACAAAGACGGATATGGGATTTATGTGGGGACATTTACTGATTTAGGAAATAGAAAAATGGATATCGTTTATGCTCATATGGAAAAGGCGAATGTGGTTCTTAATCAGAAATTTAAAGCTGGTGATGTTCTTGGTTTTGTTGATAGTACTGGTTTTAGTACGGGAAATCATTTACATTTAGGGATTAGGTTTTGGCAGAATAACGCTATCGTAAATTATAACAATGGATTTTTGGGTTATCTTGATCCGTATCCATTGTTAAATGATAAAATAAGCTGGACGAATTATTGGAATTGGAAAAAAATAACTGGCGGGACAATCGCTGAGTATGAGCAAGTTCCTATTGGGAATAAATACAATCAAAATATATCAGATTATGAAATGATGAAAATCTTGCCTTGGGCATCTTGGGTTTGGATATTTAATGAAATTAAGCGGTTCCCATCTTATAATGAATTGATAGCTCTAACTTGCGGAAGGTGGGATTTCAACGCTGTTTTTAAGGGCAGGGTTGGCGATTGGTTCAAGTATTATACTAAGTCAGAATATGACGAAAGAATTAAAAACGGAGGGGGACTATAATTATTATGGAACAAACAATTGAAAAACCAACAAGCTTAGCTTATAGAGTTTTTTTAAGAGGGTTGAGGACTTTTGTTGCTGGCGGATTAGGGACAATGATTGCCATCAGTTTTAACGGTTTTACTTTTAAGGATTTAGAAACTTATTTGGTTGCTTTAATTGGAGCATTTATTACTGGCGGTTTAGCGGCATTGGATAAAGCAATAAGAGGATAAAAAACTTTATTTTTAATGATTGTATTGCCTAATTAAGATTAGGTAAAGTTTTTGTTGCCAGGGCTTGTATTTTTTTTAAAAAGCGCTATAATTAGATTATAGATAGAAAAGTAAGTTTCAGTTAGAAAGATTAAACGCTCAGAAAGCCTTTATTTATGGGGCTTTTCGGGGAGGAGGGCGTTTTAGAGAGGAGCCGGACAAAGCGGAAAAACAGAAAACTGAAAAAGTTAAAAAAAATGATAGAGAAGTGGATAAGTGGATTTAGCGAATTTTAATAAAAAAGTATGATACAAAAAAATCTTTTCGGAAAAAATTATACGAAGGGAAAAATTGGCGAATACTTGGCTATTAATAAATTTCAAAAATTGAAGTTTGTTTGGGAGTGCAATATAGACAAAGACAATCATCACGATTTTGATTTTGTTGTTAATGGAAAAAAAGTGGAAGTTAAACTTGCTTCTGCTTCTTTTTTTGGATTTAAAACCCATCATCCTTATGGACGATGGGTATTTAATTATACCAGAGAAAAAGATAAATTTGATTTTTTAGTTTGTATTGGCCAGACGAAAGATAGAACGGTTTATATGATTATTCCGCGAGAAAAAATAAAGGGTGAAAAAGCAATTGCTGTTTATCCATTTTCAAAAACAGAAAATTGGAAGTATTATTCGTCATTTATAAATAGATGGGATTTATTAAAATAAAGGTCGTTATTATTTGATTTTTATTTAATTAAAAAGTTATGGTATTATCAAATCAAGAAAAAAGAGCCATACAGGCAATTTACGGACCGGATTTTGAAGAAATTGATATTCCAACTTATTGGCGGAATAGATGGGACGATACAGTAGAAAAGATAAGGGAAGCTATTATGAAGGCAATGGTCAGCGCTTGGGGTTCTTATTAAAGGTCGATTTTATTTATTAAAAAGTGATGAAGAGAGGGGACAATATGTAGTTTTTTATACTTTTTGGCTATCGAGGAGCTCCCATATTATCCTCTCTCTCCATAAAAATGTATGAACAAAAAAATTAACAAAAAAGTTAGCAAGAAAACTAACAAGAAAGTTATTAAGAAAGCGAAAAAAGGCGAAGTTAGCAAGGCGTTGGTAGTTAGAACCAAAGCTCCATCTCCATTGAGTCAGCAACAGTTATTATTTATTTTACAGAGGACGCCGGTTAATCATATTTATCGCAGAAAGGCAAAAGGGGAAGGGGAATGGGAATATGTAACGGGCGTGTATGTTAAGAAGGTTTTAAATTATTGTTTTGGATGGATGTGGGATTTTAGTATAAAGGAACACGGGAGGGAAGGAAATCAGATATGGGTATTAGGGAAATTAACTATTAAAAATAAAAATGGGAAGGAAATGATAAGTAAGGAACAGTTTGGGCGAGCGGATATAAAGTTTTATAAGGATAAAAGTAAAGGAATAGTGGATTATGGCAATGATCTTAAAGCAGCGGCAACTGATGCCTTAAAAAAATGTGCTTCGGAATTAGGCATTGCTTCTGATGTTTACGGAAGGGAAGAATTTAAGGATATCCAGAAAGTTGATAGGGGGTATATTCCGCCAAAAGATGAAATTACTGATGCGGAAATTGAGGAAGCAACTGGTGAGCCGGTTTTAAAGCCGAAATTAGATGAATTAAAGGGTATGCTAAAAGGGAAAACTGATAGTGAAAAATTGGTTGACTTAAAAAAAAGAACCGGCATAATAATGAATACATTGGATATTGACGAAAAAAGAGCAGGGGTTTTAATTGCAATGTTGTTAAAAGAGGAAGTTAGGTAATTATACGGGGGAAGGCATAAACGCTTAAAAAAAGGGTATCCAGTGATGCCAAAAAATGGTTTAAATGGTGCCTATCAATGGGGATAGTTCAAATGCCTGCCGTAAGGACAGCCATTGAAAATTAAAAATTATATGGAAAAAGTAAAATTATATAAAGGGAAAGTCATCGTGGAATACGATGACGAAAAACATAAGTATCTTGTAAATGGGAAAGAAACAATTAATGTGACAATGGCAACAAGTAAGTTGGATAAATCTGGGCCGTTAATGGGGTGGGTTGCTAAATTAATGGCTGGTTATTTACAAGATAGATTAGAAAAAGGCGAGGAAATAACGTTAGATATATTGGAACAAGCGAAAAAGCATTATCGGGAAGTTTCAAAAGAGGCGAGGGATATTGGTGAAGAAACTCATAAATGGATACAGGATTGGATTAAGGGGTTAAATCCAGAAATTCCAGAAAGTGATGAGGTTAGAAGTTGTATAACAGCGTTTTTGAAGTGGCAGAAAGAGTATAAGGCGAAGTTTTTAGCATCGGAAAAGATAGTTTATAGTAAAAAATATGATTATGTGGGGCGATTAGACGCAATAGCAAGGATCCAGAAAGGGATAGGACAAATAAAAAGGGGGTTATATATAATAGATTGGAAGTCCAGTAGTGGAATTTATTCTGAACATTTTTATCAAAGTGCTGGATATCAGCAAGCGGAGCAAGAAGAAAGCGGGAAAAAATATGATGGACGGATATTGATACAATTCGGGAAATATGATGGACAATTTAATTTTAGGGTTGCTACTGAGTTTAAAAAGGATTTAGAGGCATTTCTTGGGTTGTTAGCGGTAAAACGGCGTGAAGATAGTTTGGCTTATTATGGTTTTTAATAAAAAATCTATGAGAAAAACACATTTTGATAAAAACATAAAAAGAAAAATGAGGAAAGGGTTTTTATGGGTACATAATGATGTTATAGACAATCATAATCTTAATGCTTCTGATAAACTTGTTTATATGGTTTTAGCAAGATTTGTTGATGAAGAAACGCAGGAATGCTATCCGTCTATTAAAAAATTAAAGAAAATGAGTAATTTAACTGAGCCAACTATTAGAAAAGCATTAAAGGCTTTAAAAGAAAATGGCTTTATAGAAATTAGTCAGGAAGTGGGGAAAGTGAATTATTATCAATTAAACGAACCTACTAAAAATTTTACTCCCTGTAAAAAGAGGGGTGGCACTCCCAAAAAAGAGGTGGGGGTACCTAGTAAAAATAGGTGTACGAACAATACCCATATTAACAATACACATTTAACAATACATAATATCTTTTCTTTTTGGAATGAAAAAAAGATAGTAGAACATCGTAAACTTACCGATAAAATAAAAACAAAAATTGAATCTGCTTTAAAAGATTACACGGAAGCAGAAATCAAAGAAAGTATTAGCAAATATGCAGAAGTATTAAAAAATGATAAATACTTTTGGACATATAAATGGACATTGCCGGAATTTCTTCAAAGGGGGCTAACAAAATTCCTTGAAGTTCCTATGGATAATTTTATTAAAAAGCAAGTAAAAAAGAAAGCATTTTATAATGGGAATCCGATGTGGTTTGATAATGGCAAGCAAAAGTGGTTTGTGATTATAGACGGTGAATTTAAGGAGTTTGCCGGCGATGAAAAAGATATTACTTGGCAATATGAATAATTATTTTGTTAAATTTATTAATCCAGAAATTGAAAAGTGGTATCCAGTGCGGACCAGCAAAAAAATTATTGCGATCCTATTGTTATTTTTTGCTGTTTATGGTATAATTGAATTTATAATTAATATATTATGAAATCAGAAAAACAATTATTTCAATGTGCTTCGGCAATTGAAAAAGTTGAAACAAGGTCTGATGGGACTTTAAAATTGACGATTGGTACGCAGGATTTAGTGCCGGATGAAGAGGCGAAGTTGATGAGATTGAGAAGGAAGCAGGGTTGGTTTATGTTTGCGGAAATACCAATTGAAGATGTTGATTTATCTGATATTCCTGATTTTATTCCACGGCCAAAAGGTGAAAAAAGTTTAAGTCAGAAAGAAAGAGACATAATGTTTGTGTATTGGAAGGAAAAAACAGACCAGAAAATTCCTTTTGAGGAATGGCGGGAAAAAATTATTGAAAAAAGAATTGAGGGTTGGAAACAAAAAATAAATGAGTAAAAAAGAGGAAAAAAAATTAGATAGATTGGCTTTTGAGGTGGTAAAATTGAGGAGCCGATTGGCAAAAAATAGTGAAGTTCCGGTATGCGAAATTTGCGGAAAACCAAGTAATACTCTTGCGCCGGCGCATATACATAGCCGACAATTTAAAATTACCAGATGGGAAACGGATAATATATTATGTGCTTGCTATTATTGCCATATGAGATTTATGCATAGTGAACCGTTGGGATTTGCTGAATGGTGCCGAAAAAATTTAGATGCTTGGAGGCTTAGAAGGATCGGGTTAATGCTTTATCAGGAAAATTGGAACAAAGATTATAATAAGATAGAAAAAAAGTTATTAAGAGAAAAGCAAAAGTTAGAAGCAAAAATTAAGAAAAATAATATATGAAATTAATAAAAAAATTGATATTATTAGTCGGAGCAATATGCTTGTTTATTATAGTGATGGTTAGAAGTTGTATGATTGTAAACGAGATAAACCAAGAGAATAATATTAAGATATTTGAGAGAGAGAATGAAGTATGGCAGATATTAAGAATTAAGAACACCACAGATGTTTTTAGAGTGCCAACTGATGATACTGCTTTGGTTTATCAAATAGTTTCTATTTTGCGGGAGGAAGGGCTAACTCACGATGAAATACAAACGGCACTCTGGATTTGCTGGCATGAAAGTAAGTTTGACCGTTGGGCAATTGGTGATAATGGCCATTCCTTGGGGCTCTGGCAGATAAATGATGTTCATGGGTTTAGTGCGGAAGAAAGATTTGATGTTGATCGTTCTACACGGATAACAGCGAAAATGCTGAAAGAGGGGCATTGGGAGCGGTGGTCAACTTACAAAATAGCGATTAAAAATTAAACTATGAAAAAGAAACCATTGGATTTAAGTTTTATTTGGAAGTATCGTTGTTCTCTTTGGAAGAAAGGCAATAAGCTTCGTGCTAAAGCTGATAAACTTTGGATTAGAAACGATGATTTTACCGCTAAAAATAATAAGTTAAGAGCTGAAGCTCAAAAACTTTGGGCAGAGGCTGATAAACTTTGGGCTGAAGGGGATATTCTTTGGGCTGATGCAGTTTTAGAAGTTTATGGCAACATTGAAATGGAATGGAAAAATTGGTCTAAAAAGAAACAAGATTATGAGTGCCATCTTGGGAATGGTGAAGTATTTGAACCTATTTAGGGGGATTGGATTTTTCTGTAAAAGCGCTATAATTAAGTAAGAGGTTAGAAAGTGTATTTTATTTGAGAAATTGGGCTCTTGAAAAGCTTTTATTTATAGGGCTTTTACGGAAGGATAGGATTTAAAGCGGGGCCGGATGAATAATAAATACAGGAAAAAATAAAACTCAAAATTTATATAGAGAAGTGGACAACTTTTTAAGACTCAAAATATCAAAGGTCGATAAAAATAATTGAATTATTATTAATCAAAAAGTATTATGACACGAGGATGTGTTACAATTAAAAAGGGCGATAGTTGGAAAGGAGTTTATAACCATTCTAATAGTTGTCCAACGGTGTTAGGAGAAGAGATATGGGATTATTTACAAGGTTTCAAATTTTGGTATTTTTATAATATCTATTGGTTGTTTGAAAGAAATAGAAAATTAGAATTTACAACAGAGATATTAGAAACTTTTGCTAACAACTTGTTAGAATTTGACGATTGGCAAAATTTTTTAAATGGTAAATATCATAAGAAAAATAATCTAACTTCTAAAAATGCCGACCCATTATTGATTAAATGGGTTTATATCATAGACCCTGATACGAAAACGATGAAGATTTTGATAAATAGAGGTGGAATAATTGCTGTTAATGAAGATTATTTTTGGGAAAAAGGAGGTATTCAAGAGAAAAAAATGTATAATAGTGAAATTTTTATAGACCAAAATTATAATTGGTATTTAGTAGAAGAAATTGACTTAAACGGGAAGGAACCAAATTGGCAACATATTAAAGATAAGGGTGAAGAAATTAAAAAAGATTATGGCGGATGAATAAAACTTTAAACCCCTATAATACTTTTGCCCCCATTCAATTATGGAAGAAACAAAAAAATGGGAAGAAATTATTAAACTTGGCTTTAAATAGAATAATTGGCGGTTGGGACGAGGAAAAATTAACAAAATTGATTAAGGAAATAAACGAGATTGGAAAAGATGAGGAATTAAAATTAACCGGATTTGACAAAGAAGAGATTGAGCAGTTGCTTGTTCAATATGAATTAATATATCCAAAAGAGCGAATAGAAATAGACGGCGAGGAGGAAGTTAAAAAACTTTTTGCCTTAAATGTTAGAGTGCCGATAGATGTAGAAAAACCGCAGGTTAAAATAAAAGAGGAAAAAGTTGCTTTTTATACAGAGAATTTAGAAGAATGGAAAAAAATAAGGGATTATTTTAAGATGAAAAATAAAGCAGAATTAGACACCAAAAAACTTTTAGAAATAATAAAATGAAATACTATTCTTCTCCAAGAGTTTCAAGTCAGTATATTTTTTGTTCTTATCCATTTGTTTTAGATACTTATACTGGGTGCCCACATCAATGTAAATACTGCTTTTCATATTGGAATAGTTTAATAAACCGGGCAACGAGAATGAGGCCCGAAGGGTTTGATGAGTAGAAAAGAAGCATAGATATAAGAAGTTTGGAAAGGATTTTATCAGGGAAAGCAACAAGAAAAGATGAAAAAGAATTATGTGAATTTACGAAGCGGAGGATACCAATACACTGGGGAGGAATTTCTGATCCGTTTTCTTGTTTTGAAATAGAGCAAAAGAAAAGTTTAGAAATTTTAAGGTTATTTGAGAAATATGAATATCCATTTATAGTTTCTACAAAAAACAAAAGAATTGTTGAAGGGGAATACTGGGAAACTTTAAAAAGGTGTAAATATAAAGTAATACAAGTATCTCTTATTAGTTTAAGAAAAGAGTTAGAGAAAATTGAACCGAATGAAGAAATTAAAATAAATAATAGATTAGAAATTATTAAAAAATGTGCTAAGGAAAACATAAGGGTAGTGGTGAGATTGCAACCGTTTATTCCTCTTTTTTGTGAAAAGGGATTAGAAGAATTAATTGAAAATATGGCAAGTTTGGGAGCAAAAGCAATAACAATAGAATACCTTAAAATACCAGTTATTTTGATGCCGGAAGTTAAAAGGGCGATAATGGAATTGTCGGGGATATTGGGATATGATATAGAGACTTTTTATAGAAAGTATGGTAAAAAAACTTCAAGCGATAGAGAGTTAAAAACAGAGATGAAAAAATATTGGATAATTAAAACAAGAAAATTGGCGCATAAAAATAAAATGGAATTTTATTGTGCTGATAATGAATTTAGGACATTGGGTGATAATACAATTTGTTGTGGAGTGGGAAACGAGAAAGGATTTGAAAGAAGGAATGAATTTAGGACGAGCAGAATGTTAGATGAAGGAAAAGAAATAATAACAATAGATGATTATTTAAAAAAAGATGTTGATTTGTTTGAAAAAATTAGTAAAAGTAAATGGATAAATATGGGGAATTCTTATACAGGAAGTATGAGAAAAAAAATGAGTTTAAAAGATTTAGCAATTGAAGTTTGGAATAATCCAAAATGTTCTTTGTCCCCTTGTAAATTTTATAATAATGTAAAGTTTATAGGGAAGGACAAAAATGGTAATGCTATTTATAGCCGAGAATAAGGGAAATATGAGAGTATCAAAAGAAAAACAAGAAGAATTAAAAGCAAAAATAAGGCGTATTTTAGTAAGGATGCCTCGTATTAGTGTTCTACAAATAGGAGAGCAGTTGGGAATTGATAAGGATTATGCTTTAAAATTAAGAAAACAAGTATTAGAGGAAAATAGAAAAAGAATTGACAAGCAAACATTGGACGTGGAATTAGCAAAATTGGAAGAGATTTATAGTGAAGTGAAATTAGAATGTTGGAGGATTTTAACGGCCGGGAAAAAAGATGAGAATGGAAACATTATTGAGCCGTATCCAAGTTATAGCGATATAATAAGAGCATTGAAAGAAATATCAAATGTGGAAAAACAACTTTTTGAAATTAAATTTGATGCCGGGCTTTTTGAAAGGAAAATAGGAACAATAAAAACGGAATCAATTTTTTTAGATAAAATTTTAGACAATGCAGACGCAGAAACAAAAAATAATATCATCAGGGCACTCAAAGAAACCATTCCTGATAAACGAAGAAGAGGCGAGGAAAATAATATATAAAAATGATTTATGTTATTTTATTGAGCAAGAAATTTATGCTGAATATCCAAAATCAAAAGAACAGAATTGGAGGTTGGGAAAATTGCATCAGGGATGGCAAGAGTTTTTACAAAAATATGACGGGCTAAACATTTTAGCTCCGAGAAATCACTTAAAAACATTTTTTTTATTTGAAGCATATAGTTTACAAAAAATAAGGTTTGCTAAAAATCCGATAGAGATTAGATACTTTTCAGCAACTGATGGATTGGCAATTGAAAGATTGGACCATATTAAGGATTGGCTTAAATTGCCATATTTTCAGGAATTGAGAGAAAAGGCTGATATTGACAACCGGAAAGAAATTAAATTTGATAACGGGTGTAAAATTTCTGTTCAGGGGTTTTGGAGTAAATTAAGAGGCGGGCATCCTGATATTTTAATTTTAGATGATGTAATTGACAGCCAGGTTATTTACTCTGATGAGCAAAATAAAAAAGCGAAAGAAAGGTTGGCCTCAGAGATTTTGCCGATGGCTGGGCCGAGGACGCAGATTATTATTGTGGGGACATTGCAAAGAGAGGACGATATTTATAGTGTGGAATGGGATAAAGGAAGCGAGAAGCGGTGGATTAGTAAAATCTATGATGCTATAATTGACGAGGAAAAAAAGATAACGCTATTCCCAGAGAAATGGAGTTGGGAGCAGTTGATGAACAAGAAAAAAGAAATTACAGAATTGTCAGGCGAAAAATGGTTTCTCAAAGAATATAGAAATATGGCCGTTCAGTTGATTGGGGAAATTATTAAGCCGGAATGGAAAAGAACTTATAAATTTTTACCAAAGGATTTAAGCATTTTCTCGGGCTGGGATTTGTCAGTTGGTAAAAATCCAGATAAAGGTGATTATACTGCTAAGGTGACTTTTGGAATTGACGGGGCAAAAGTGCCAAACATTTATATTATTGATGTTTTTAGAGCAAGAATGGATTTTGGGAAAAGGGTGGAAGCAATAATTGAACACGGAGAAAGAGAGGATCCAATTAGAATAGCTGTTGAGGATAATGTATTTCAGGCTGATACGGTCCAGCAGGCGAAAAGCAATTCTTATTTGCCGATTGTGGGGGTTAAAACAACGAAAAATAAAATTGAAAAATATAATCAGGAGCTTGTTCCATTATTTAGTCAGGGCAGGGTTTTTTTGAAAGAGGGTGATGAAATGCAGGAATTGTTTTGGAAGGAGTTGTGTTCTTTACCGGCCGGTTCTTTCGATGATATGTCAGATTCTTTTTGTGTGGGCTTAAAAGGTATATTTTCTCGTTGGGGAAAATCAACAGATATTATTAGATAAAAAAATGAGAGATAAAATTATTGATAAATTAAACTTGACAGTAATGTGGAAAAAAAATCCACCGAAACCAGAACCAATTTTTTATTTAGTTGGTATGGTTGAGGCATTGATTACTTGGCAGAGCGGAAAGCAGGAAAAAATAGAATTATGTGAAAAAGTTAAAGTGAAAAGATTCCCCGCGATGAGAAATTTGATGGGAGTAACAATGGAAAGAAAAATGATTGAAAAGCAATTAAAAGAAATATGGATAAAAGAATTAATTGATAAAATGGAAGCAGGTATTAAAAAAATAATTAAAGAAAAAAAACTTTATGGAAAAAAATTCAAAGAAATTAAAATCTGATGGTGTCCTTTATTGGACTTGTCCTGCTTGTGGAAATAGATATCGATGGAAAAGAGGACGAAGGAAACATCCGCGAGTTAAGGAAATTGACAATTGGATAGAAAAAGCGAGATGTCCTAATTGCGGACAATTGATTAAATTATATTTGAAAAAATAAGGATTAAAACGTGTCGGGGGTATGTGCTGGAAACCTTTTATTTATGCGGGTTTTCGGCGTTTTCTTGATTTATCCTTTTAGATTTGTTATGATTAAAATGTCCAGGATATTCTAAAAATGAACAAAACAAACTTTTTGAAAAAAATTTTCAAACCGCAAGGAAAGAAAAGCGCATTAATTGATTTGTTGCATTTTGCTTCGGGAAGCGGGGACAGAAGAGTAATTGAGTATTATCAAAGCATTGTTTTTGCTTGCATATCAATTATTGCCAAAAGTTTTGCCAAAATAGAATGGCAACTTTATCAACTTAAAAAAAACAAGGAAGTGGTTGAGATTGAAGAGCATCCGCTTCTTGAATTAATTTCAAAGTTTAATAGCAGATTTACAAAATTTGATAGCCTGGAAATGACGGCTATTTATTATTTGCTTTATGGGAAAGCGCCTTGGTTGGTAAAGGGTAAAGGGAAATATCCAGAAGAGATAGAAGTGCTTTTGCCAACTAAATTGAGCATTGTAAAAAAGGACGAAAATAATAATCCTGTTATTTGGCGGTATCAGAATGAAGCAAGAGGGGAAATAATTCCTGCTGAAAATATAATTTATATTAGAAATCCGCATCCTGCCGATTCATCTGAGGGGTTAAGCGTTTTGGAAGCGGTAAAAATCACGGCTGATACTGATTATTATGCTCAGCGGTGGAACAGAAACTTGATGAAGAATGATGCTTCGCCAAGTTTGGCAGTTGAAACAAGTCAGGTTTTAGATGAGGAACAATATCAGTTGACATTAAAAAAGTTGGAAGAAAGATTGGGCGGTGGATTTGAGAATGCGGGAAAAATAACTTTATTGATGGGAGGGACAACAATTAAAAATTTAGGTATTCCACCGAAGGATTTAGAATTTATGGCCGGCCGGCGGTTGAATTGGGACGAGATTATGGCGATCTTTAATGTGCCGAAAATTTTGCTTGGACTTGAAAGCGGTTATAATCGGGCAACAGCGGAAGCGGCAGAAAGAACTTTTTTAAGATACACAATAGAGCCATTGGTTGAAAAAATTATCCAGCAATTAAACGAATTTTTGGTGCCGAAATTTGGCGAGGATTTATGGCTGTCATTTAAGCCGTTGGTAATGCAGGACAGACAGGAATTAATTGAGGAACTTGATAAGGGTTATAATAAATGGTTGACACCGAATGAGGTTAGACAGGAACTTGGATATGAGGAAATTAAAGGCGGTGATTATATTTATTTACCGTTGACAATGATGGCGCAAATGGGAGGGACGAAAAAAGAAGCGGTTATAAAATTAGAGAAAAAATATAAATCGGGGCTTAATCTAAAAATACAAGATGAAATTAGAAAAAAGATTTTAGCCAGGAAAAACAAAACTGAAAAAATAGCGAAAGAAATCAGCGAGAAAATTGAAAAGAAAATTAGCGAAAAACATAAAGTTGTTTTGACGCTAAATGGCAAGACAGAATTAAAAGAAAACTTAATTAAGATAGATGAGGATAAAAAATTAGATTGGTGGAAGATGACCGCTGAGATTGGGGAAAAAGCAAAGAAAAGTTTTGAGGATAAATTAATTAAACTATTTGCCAGGCAAAGAGATGTTATTTTAGAAAACTTAAAAAAGCGGAACAAAAAAGATTTAGCAACTGATGTGATGTTTGATAAAAATGAAGAAATTAAAGCAACAATTGAAATTATTAAACCTGAACTATTTAGTTTAGTAATGGCCGGAGCAGCAACGGCTTCGGATTTATTTGATAGGGAACCGGTTGATATTGGCAAAATACCAAAAGTGGCAGAATGGATTGAAAAGATTTCAAAAAAATACTCAAAAGAAATTACGGAAACAACTTATGAAAGGACAATTGAGGAATTAAGGGAAGGGATTGAGAATGGCGAAGGTATTTATGAACTTGGCAATAGGATTGAGGATCTTTATGAAACAATGGCGCCTAATAGAGCGGATTTAATTGCCAGGACAGAATCAGCGAGAGCGATGACTGCCGGCCAGGCTTATGCCTATGAAGAATATGGGGTGAAAGAATTGGAATGGTATGCTAATCCTGATGCTTGCGAATTATGTATTTATTTATCAGGTCAAAGATGGACGGTTGAAGATGGGAAGGCGGGGACAGTGGAATATAGTCACCCTAACTGCTCTTGTGTGTTCATTCCTAAAGAAATTTAATAAAATAAATTATGCAAAAAATACCAGAAAAAGATAAGCTTGAATTTTTACTCTTAGACATAAAAAATACTATTAATAAATTGCCTAAGAAAGAATTTGTTTATATTACAGAGGATAAATTATCAGAATTAGACAGGTTAGATGGAATGATAAAGGAGGTTTCAAGACTGATAAAAGAAAAAAAGCAGTTTGATGGCATTGATAACAAGATAGACATTTTAATAAAAGATTTGAATGAGCAGAAGGATAAAATCCAGAAAGTTGAAATTACTAATCAGGAGGAAGAAGTCAAGGATATTTTCAAAAAAATTCCAGAGCAATTAGACAGCATTATTGAAAAAATTAAAAGTTCGCAGAATTTTAAGGGAATTGAAGAGGAGGCAAGAAAGCAGTCAATGCTTTTGGTTGGATTAAACAAGGTTTTTAGTTTGTTTGTTAAAGTTTTGCCAAAATCAGTTTTTAGAATTAAAGCGGAAAACTCAACGCCGAAAGAAGCAATTTCGTCAAGGTTGACAACGAAAGATGGGAAAAGGTTTTGGGATTATACGGATATGCCGAGAGGGGGGGGCGGTGGCGGATGGGAAGTGGTTGGGTTGAAAGATAAAAACGATCAAAGGGTTGATCCTTCTCGGGAAAATGGAAATTTGGCATTGATCAAAGAAAACACGGATTTGCCAACTACACCAGAAATTTTTAATATTGCGATGGCTGAAGCTAATACTGATTATTCTAAAAAGTTGCCGAATAATACAAAGATGCTTGATATAAAATTAAGAAGTCAGAATGCTTTATTAAAAGTGGCATTTGATTCTATTGCTGGCGGAGCGGAATATATTACAATTCCTTATGGCAGTTCATTTCATATAGAAAAAGTTCATCTAAATAACATAACAATATATTTACAAAGTTCAGTCGCTTCTCAAATATGCGAGATAGTGGCGTGGAAATAAAACTTATGAAAAAAATTTTAATCTTAATTTCAATTTTAACTGCTTTAATAATTGGCGGGGTTATTATAGTAAAAGCTCAAATAGGCGGGGGAATAACGCCTGGACAACTTTTTTATACTGATGGGGTATCAATTTTGCCAGTAGAACCTGCTTGGCATTTTGGCTCTTCTGATATTCGGATTTCAAAGGGCTGGTTTGATGATTTGGATACGGTAAATGTTTCAATTGGCGGAGCATCAGCGGGCGATTTGAATATGGGGAATAATTTAATTTTAGATATAGGGGATACTGGAACTGATTTTACTGCTGGCGGGGGACTGAATTTGGCTGGCAATTTAGCAATCAATGGAAATGTAGGCATTGGGACCGTTGGGCCTTCAGAAAGATTAGATATTAACGGCACTAATCCACGAATTTATTTAGCTAATTCTACCGCTCCTGATACAACTGCTAATCGTCTTTATTCGGTAAACGGAAATTTACATTGGGATGGCATCAATTTATCAGGAAGAGTTTTACCATTGGGAACAGAGGGGCAAATGCTTTACAATAACGCGGGAGTTTGGACTGCTTTCTCTGGTATGTATTGGGACGATACAAATAATCGGTTAGGAATTGGTTTAACCAATCCAGCCCAGCAATTGGAATTAACTCAAAACTTGAGGATACCTAATACTACCAGTGATGCTCTATATGGCATTATCTACAAAGGAACTACGCCTTTTATCCACGACTTTAATTATGGCAATAACGACACGGTAATTACAGAAGGATATAATACTTTTGTAGGATTAAATGCGGGAAATTTGACTATGGGAAGTAATGCCACACAAAGTTATCACGCTTCATATAATACTGTTGTAGGAAATAGTGCTTTTTCTTCTAACACCTCTGGCTATTCTAACTCTACTTTAGGATATCAATCTCTTTATTCTAACACCACTGGCTATTATAACTCTGCTTTAGGATACAGGGCTCTTTATTCTAACACCACTGGCTATAATAACTCTGCTTTAGGGGTGTATTCTCTTTATTCTAACACCACTGGCTATAGAAACTCTGCTTTAGGACTTCAATCTCTTTATTCTAATACCACTGGTTATAATAACTCTGCTTTAGGACTTCAATCTCTTTATTCTAATACCACTGGTTATAATAACTCTGCTTTAGGGGTGTATTCTCTTTATTATAACACCACTGGCTCTAATAACTCTGCTTTAGGACTTCAATCTCTTTATTCTAATACCACTGGTTATAATAACTCTGCTTTAGGGGTGAATTCTCTTTATTATAACACCACTGGCTATTATAACTCTGCTTTAGGATACAGGGCTCTTTATTATAACACCACTGGCTCTAATAACTCTGCTTTAGGGAGGGAATCTCTTTTTTCTAATACTACGGGCTCTAATAACACTGCTTTAGGAGTTTATACTAATTTTTATGTCCCTTCAGCTATTACTGGAGCTTCAGCGGTAAGTGGTTCAGGGTTGGAAGTAGGTAATTATGGTTATCGTGTTTCTTTTATTTTAGATGGCAAAGAAACAGCTTTAAGTGCCTATAAACAAGTTACCACTACTTCAGGCAATCAAAAAGTATATTTATCAGGTATTCCTACTTATTCAGGTCCTAAAAACTGTTCAGCTCGTAAAATATACCGCACCAAAGTTAATTCTGGTTCAGGAGATACAAAGAATTTTTATTATTATGTAGCCACTCTTAATGACAATACCACAATTGAATATTATGATAACAAATCTGATGCTTCTTTGGATACTTTGCCTACTGACCCCAGCAATTCTATAATGCTGGGCTATAATGCCAAAGCATTTGAAAGCAATCAAATGGTTATTGGCTCTGATGATAATTTTATTTCTCAACTCTATTTAGGCGAAGGAGTTTATGCTACTAATCCTAACAACATTACTATAAATGCCACAGGAGGACAGGGAACTGACAATCCAGGAGCTTCTTTAATTTTAGCAGGGGGTAAAGGCACAGGCACAGGCGCAGGCGGTGATATAATTTTTCAATCTGCTCCTGCTAGCGGTACATCAGGAAGTTTGGCTAATTCTTTAACTGAGTTGATGAGAATAAAAAGTACGGGCAATGTAGGTATTGGGATAACGACGCCGGGACAGAAATTAGAGGTAAATGGGGGAATACGGCTAAATACAGCAACTTCAAAACCAACTTGTGATAGTTCAGTTAGAGGCACATTATGGTTTGCTCAGAGAGCATCGGGGGTAAAAGATGACTTAGAAATATGTGCTAAAGATGCTTCAAATAATTATAATTGGATAACGATTTATTGATATGACAAAAACTGAAAAAATTATAACTGGATTAGGGATAGCGGGGATTACTGCCTTAATTGTTATTAATCCAGTTAAACCAAAACCAATGACGGTTCAGGAGTGGCAAATATATTCTAAAATTGTGGATTATGAAATTAAAAAAGAGGGTGGGTTTAATTTTCAAAACTTTAAAAGCGAGAATGCGTTAGAAACAATAAATGAAAAAATTAAGGAAAGAAATCCAAGTGAAAAAATAATTATTGATGAAGTTGAATTAAAAGCTGAAGATTACAAAAAATTAAGAGATAATTTATTAGATAAGACATTGAAAAATAATTTTTAAAAATTAAAATTATGAAAGAAGCAGAATTAAAAAATGGGGTAAATCTTGAATATAAAATATTCAAACCAAACCAATTTAAAATTAAAGCCGATGAAGAGGGGATAATTGAGGCGTATGTTTCTATTTTTGGCAATGTTGATTTAATGAACGAAGTTGTTGAGCCTGGCGCTTTCAAGAAAAGTTTAGAAAGAAAATTGCCAAAAGGGGTATGGATGCATAATTGGGAAAAACCAATTGCTAAAACGCTTGAAGCGAAAGAGGATTCGCACGGACTTTATATTAAGGGACAAATGATTATGGAAGTTCAACAAGCGAAAGAGGCTTATGCTCTATTAAAAGAGGGAGTGGTTGACGAGTTTTCAATTGGATATCAAGTTGACAAAGATGCTATTGATGAAAACGGGGTTAGGCATCTCAAAGAATTAACTCTTTATGAGTGGTCGCCGGTTTTAGTTGGTGCTAATCAGGAAACGCAATTATTGGGTATTAAAGGCGTATTGCCTTATCACGAATGCCCAAAGGCGCCGGAAGATGAGGAATGGGACGCTGGGGAAGAAGTAAAGAAAGCGGAAGTTGAGGATTTAAAGCAAATGTGTGCTTGGTATGATGAGGATCACGCTGATGTTAAGTCATCGTATAAATTGCCTCATCATAAATGTAATTCAAGTTATACGGTTGTATGGAAAGGGGTGGCTGCAGCAATGGAAGCTTTAATGGGCGCTCGCGGCGGCGTTGGGATACCTGATGCTGATTGGGACGGGGTTTATAATCATTTAGCTAAGCACTATCAAGATTTTGATAAAGAACCACCGGAAAAGGAGCAAAAACCAGAACCAGATATTTCTGATAATTATATTAGAATCAGAGTAAAGGATCCAGGTGATTTTGATCCTGATAGTTTTAGAACAATTGATATTTCAGAAGAAGAAGGAATTAAAGCGGTTATTGGTTGTCCAAAGGGCGAATATGAAGGCGGGAAATGTAATGTTGGAACAGAAACTCAATCCTATCTTTTTTTGAAAGACAAATGGACGGTTGATGAAGCGGAAGCTTGGGTTGAGGAAAATGGAAAGGGAGCAAAAGAGGGAAGGATACTATCTGAAAAAAATAGGGCTTTAATTGGCGAGACAATTAGTCAATTAGAACAATTATCAAAGCAAATAAAACAAACAATATACCCGCTCAAAGATTTATTATCTGCAACTGAAGCAGAAAAGTCAGAAGGCGGTAAAGTCGGAGCCGATTCCAAAAAAGTTTTGCGGATTAGAGATGCGGCAAAACAAATGGATAAGGCAGCAGAATTTATTTTAAGGATTACTAAATAAAATGGACGAAAAAAAACAAGAATTAACTCTTGAAGAATTAAAAGATGTTATTGGCGAAACAATCAAAGAAAGCGAGATTGTTAAAAGTGTTGAAGAGGTTAAGGCAGCGGTTGAAGTTTTGAAATCAAGTAAATCTGTGGCGTCGGAAGAAGAAAAGAATGAAAAGGCGGCTCAGTTTATTAAGGACTTGGTTTTTGAAAAACTTCCTCTTGAAAAGAAAACAATCACTTCAAATACTGGTTCTTTTGGGTATACGATACCAACAGAATTGGCTGATGCTATTTATGAGAAAAAAGACAAAATTGCTAAAATTAGGGCGAATGCTTTTTCTTTTAAATTAGACGGGCCTTTTCAATTGCCGGTTGAAAGCACAGGCATAGATGCTTATTGGATTACCACTGAAGCAGATACCGATATTACTGAAAGCAATCCAACTATTACCAAGAAAGATTTGGTTGATAATTATTTAGCTGCCAGAATAAGGGTTCCTTATAAGCTAATGAACACTTCTGCTTTTGACATTGTTAATTATGTTTCAAAATTAGCAAGCAGAGCATTGGCTTCAAAGGAAGAGACGGCTTTTGTTGCTGGTTCTGGTTCAGGTGAACCAAGCGGGATTAGAACGGCTTCTATCACCGGCATACCTCAGACGGGCGATAATCTTTCTTATGACGATTTGGTTGAACTTTTTTATAGTGTGCCGGAGCAATATAGGGCTAATGGAAAATTCCTTGCTTCAACGGGGGCGATTAAGTTAATCAGAAAATTAAAAGATACTCAGAATTTGCCGATATTTAATCCGATGGATCAGACAATTTTTGGCAAAGCATTGTTGGAGTGTACTGATATTCCTGAAAAACTTGGTTCTGGATTAAATACAACTGAAATTTATTTTGGTGATTTAGAGGATTACTGGATTAAAGATGGCCAATCGTTGCTTGCCGAAACAAGACCGGTGCCGGGCAGATTGCAAGTTGATGTGATTGTGTATCAATCAACTGATGGTGTGTTGGTCAATCCTGATTCATTCCGAAAACTAATAGGAGTTAAATAATCTTTTCTATACTTTGTTCTTCACTTTTGGGTGGAGGACAAAGATATGGAAAAAATTATTATTGTAAAATTTTTGAAAGGGTTTGCTCCTTATGTATTGGGTGATGTGGCTGGGCTTGATAAAGAACAATTTGAACAGCTGAAAAAAGAGGGAATTGTAAAAAAATACACGAAGGCGGATGAGAAAGGAGGCAAAGCAGAAAAAGCATTTATAGAACCGTTAAAAGGTGAAAATTTAAAAGGCGAGAAATACGAAAAAGGGAAGATTGATGTTGTTGTTCCGACTAAAAAAAAAAATATCAAAATCAAAAAAGACGAAGCGGTTAGTTCGATCTCGATAGTCCGCAGGGTTTTTAATCAAAAGAATGGCGGATTTGCTAAATCTTGCAATGAGGGAGCAAAGATGTATAAGAATCTGGCAGAATTCATTCTCTTTTTGAACGATGATGTGGAATTGGGTAAAAACTTTTTTAGAGACATTTTAAAACCATTTGATGATGATAATGTTGCCTTAGTTGGTTGTAAAGCAAGCAAAATGCCGTGGGGGGTAAATGGTTCTATAATGTGTATTAGGCGTGAAATTTTTGAAAAGATTGGCGGTTTTGACGAAAGATATCTTTTTATGAGGGAAGATGGGGATATTTGCGAGAATATCAAAAGAAGGGGCTATAAAATTGCTATCAGTAAAGCAAAAGCAAAACATAAAGGCGGATTTTCATTTAAAACAGAATCAAAGATATTTAAGGATAATTGGGACGTCAATTTTAAGAAATACAAAGAAAAATGGGAAAATGATAAAAGAATTATTGGGGCAATGGTTGTAAAAAACGAAGCGGATTTCATTTTGAAAGAAGTAATAGAGGATTTATTTAAAAGAAAGTTAATTGATGAGATGGTAATTATTGATGATAATAGCAGTGATGGAACAGTGGATTTATGCCAGAAATTGGCTAAAAAATATCCAATTAAAATATATCATTTTAATTTTAGCATTTGGGAAAACAAGCAATGCCTTTTGAGGGAAAGATTAATAAATTATGCTATTTCTTTAAATCCTTGGGCAATCGTGCCAATTGATGCTGATGAAAAGTTTGATGAAGAAATGACAAGGGAAGATATAGAAAAAATGCTTGGGAAAAAAGATGTCTGGCTTTTTAGAATAGTTAATTTTTGGAAAAGCAGAAAGATGGTAAGAATTGATGGGAAGTGGGCATATGAAGAAAATATAAGGTTATTTAGATATCAAA